CTTCTTTCTATATATAGGGCTCTTTTGGTTTCCTATGGCTCGCCGTTTTTATTTCGTTCGTCTGTGTCCTCTGGTCTATTTTTATTTCTATAAGCTGATGAATCAACCATGTATCAAATTAATTCACTTTGATGTCATTCTTTTGTTGACATGTTGTAAACATTGGTGGTACAGTACAGACATTGGGTACACTGCTAACCTCGAACGAAGGCGAAGACGGCACGAGGCAAAGCTCAACGATACAGGGCACTATCGGACGTGCTGTATTCTCGCAAGGGCTTATCGTTAAAGTAAGATAATTATTGTCGTACGGTATTGGTAGCCGTGCCTTGAAGAGTAACCAACGAAACAATAACAATGCGAGGAAATACAATGAAACAAATGTATATAACACATGAAGGAAAACGCACTAGTAAATCTAACCTTAGATTGCTAGAAGCTAACGGTATAACCGTTCTTATGTCTTATGCTACACCTGTAGCGTTTAAAGATGACAATGATAACGCTAGGTGCAATGAGTGGTTCTTTACTAGCCATAAGTACAGCCCTACAACCAGCAAACAAATCACACGCTTTTTAAATGCGTACGCTGGCGGGCGTGCGGGTGGTCATGAGGTGGCTCAAAGCTGTATAGACAGTGCTTATATAAATATGGCTGAGAACGGAAATCATGTATTACTATCAAGATGTAATGTTAATTTTAACAAGGGGGAATAATGAATAGACAGATACAAAACGCTATGAATAATGATGAGTCATACGCTCAAAAAGTAGAAGCTAACGAAGATTACGCAAAAGCTGAGCTATCAGCTAAGCGTATAACTAGGCTTCAATATCATATCATTATGCGAGATATACAGCGGGGAATACTACCTTATATCGACTAGTTACACTGATGAGACTTTATGAGTCGAAACGCCGTGAGGCGTCTGTAACATTTAACAATTAATAAGAGGTAAAAAATGCAAGTAATTAAATTATATCTACCTATGAAGGATAATGACGGGGACGACTTAATGCATATCCATAATAATTTTATGGACAAAATAGCTTTACACAATAAAAGCCGAATTAATGACAATAGACCGTCCGAGATAACTGGCTTTACTAGATATCAAGCTGAGGGCTTTTGGTTCGACAACCATGAGATTTACAAAGATGATATCAAGATATATGAATTTCATGTGTCGAATAAAAATGCTGGATTTGTCTATACACTTTTACAGCGTCACGCTGTTAACCTGTGCCGTAGGATGAAACAGGAATGTATCTACTTACAGCTCAATAATGATACTGAGTTAGTGAGGTAGATTATGGACTTCATAATATTCGGGTTCATGGATAATTTCATATTGATACTGGGTATGTACTTTTCGTATACAAGCGTTGAGTACTACTTAGAGAAATACTTTGATAATATCCATGCTGATAAGCTGGTGCTGGCGTGTGTCAGTGCTGGCTTAGGGAATACATTTAGTGACGGTATAGGCTTCCTAGTGACGGGTAATTTCACATGGATGACGTTGACTATTGTAGGATGTTTAATAGGCATGGTAATTATACCTATCATGCAAAAAATCAAAGCGAGGTAAAAATGTTAAGAGATAAAACAAAAAGACGTATAGGCATGACTACTTATATAGGGTACTCATGGGGCTTAAGGCAGACTAGTGGCTATGACGCTATGGTTGACTTGTTATGGGCTAGAGTGCCGAGATGTGGTGAAGTGCCTGACGCTAAGGGCTCTAATAAGAAGCTAGAGCGTTTTAGGACAGCTAATAAGCTTGTATATGACCTATTCAATAACGGTCTATGTAATAGACGTAGTCAGTTTATGTCATTCTTTAAATCTAAACTTCCTATGCTAGGTAAAGTACCGCAGTATGCTAGGTTTAGACGGGCAGACTGGGAGAGACTATCTACTAGGCTAGGCTGGGTTATGCAAGACATAATACTGGAAGCTTTAAAGGAGCAGTATCCTGAGCTTTATTATGGCTCATTCGACGATAAGCTTCTGTCTAGAAGATGTAAGGCTATCTTAAAAAGAGGTCAGCCCAAAGTGACTGATGTACCTGACAATGAAAGGGTAATGAGTCATCAATAAGTACTACTGACGAGACTTCAATAGTCGAAACCCCTGACCAGTAAAGTGTCGGGGTTCTAGTACAAATTAACAGCGAGGTAAAAAATGAAAACAGTTGAACACATAGATAAGCCTAATGTAGTTTGGTCAAGCTTAAAAATAAGTTTATCAGACTATTCAGCACTTAAGCTAATTAATATCTTAGAAATGGGGGGTATTGGTGAAGACAATATCGAGCATATCAAAGCTATTCTAGGGTTAAAGTATAAGCTTTACAAAGCTGAAGACGGTGCTAAAAGTGTAATCCTTGAGATGAAAAACGGTAAGACTAGAGCACTGGGTGAGTTATCTAATAAATTTAACAACTAACAGCGAGGTAAATAATGGTAGACGTTACAAGTCGTAAGTATCTTGAGTCGTATTTCACAGATGAGGTTGACTCGCCTGAGGATATACAAAACAAGATACTAATGGTTATGAAGCAAGACGGTATCATGGAGCGTAATGAAGATGGTAAGATGACTGTATTCAAGAAGCGTCCACTACTGGCTTATCTTCGTATAGCCTTTCCTAATATCAAGCCTAGTGCTATCAATAGACAGCTTAATAATCTGTTTAAGGATGACGTGCTCAAGATATGGGACAAGTACAAAACTAAGCCGTATGTCATCAAGTCTAGGCAGTATGAGTCTAGGATGAAACGTGCGACCAGCAGAGTACAACGTAGTAAGACTGATATGCTCTTTGAGATACTCATGGGAGATGACCCAAGTAAACGCATGAGGTACATCACTGACTGTATTGCTAATGGGGATACACCTGAGTTAGATGTATAGGAAGTAAGGAGTATATATAGCTAGGGGAGACAGGGGTTTACACTAATATGGGTACTTTAAACACCTGTTTCCTTATTTAACAATAACATAGCGAGGTATTATGAATATATTTATATTAGACTATGACCCTGAGGTCTGTGCTCAATATCATTGTGACAAACACGTAGTCAAGATGATACTTGAGACAGCACAGATGATGTGCACCGTACTCAACGAGGTAGGATATAAGACGCCTTACAAGTCTACACATCCTAAACATCCATGTACGCTGTGGCTCAAGGAGTCTAGGGGTAATTATTTATGGACTAGACAACTAGCTGAGGGACTCAATGCTGAGTACAAGTTACGCTATAACAAGACTGACAATCATAAGTCATGGGACGTTATAGAAAACTTACCAGCATTACCTAAAGAGTTACCACTTGCTGGCTTAACTAAATTTCCACAAGCCATGCCTGACCAGTATAAACACACTGACCCTGTCGTAGCATATCGTACGTACTACAGACAGGACAAGCGGGACTTTGCTACATGGAAACTAGCAACACCTATATGGTGGAATGACAACACATACACATACTAACAAAGGAGAATAACTATGAGTGAACTAACAATAGAACAATTAAACAGTGACACACCAGCTAATAAATCGCCTGTCGGGTGGAATCCAGTAAGAGAGAGACATTACAAACAATTCTTAAGGACTCTTGACTGGCATGACTTCGGCAAGATTGACGCAGTACGCCGTCACATGTATGAGACTTGGATAACTAAGGGCGTACATCCTAATGACCTAAAGAAACCATATCATGTGGGTAAGAATGAAAAGGACTATGGGTCTGAGTTTTAAAGTACCCATATAAGATACCAATACACAATTAACCTAAGGAGTATACATGGTAGAGATATTTAAGAATATAAAAGAGTACGCTGATGAGTTAGACCATGAAGCGGAGATGATTAAGCTGGGTAAACAGCGAGTCAATAAGCGTAGGGTCTCTCATGTCCAGCGTGAAGAGGAGTCAGTGACCAGCTATGGTAAAGTCATGGTGGCTAATACCATACGACCACTGGCACAAGCCATACAGGACTATCTTGAATCTAATGCTGACGCTAAGGGTCAGCCTGAGAAAGCTTTTATTAAGCTAAGAGAGATAGAGCCTGAGGTGTCAGCCATGATATGTGCTAAGCATGTCATCAATACTATCACTCAGCATAAGCCATTGACGGCTACGAGTATTGCATTGGGTGGTAAGATTGAGACTGAGACATCTCTTCGTAACTTTAAGAACCTAAACCCTGAGCTGTTTGACGCAGTCAAGAATGACTTGGACAAGCGTTCATGGAACTACGCATACAAGAGACGTAAGCTGAAGGAATCAGCTAAGCGTGACAGCGTGGCTATGTGGGAAGAGTGGACTACGGAAGAGAAGCTACACACGGGCATGAGACTTATCGAGTTTATGCAGTCAGCTACAGGTATGATTGAGTTTGGACTTGAGGTTATCAATCGTAAGCGTACTAAGATAATCAAGCAGACAGCTAAGACTAGAGAGTGGATACAAAATAGAAATAACTTTAATGAGCTATTGAATCCTGAGTACCTACCAACTGTCATGCCGCCTAGAAACTGGGAGACAGTCACAGGTGGTGGATACTGGACGAAGGAGTTACCTGAACTAGACTTAGTCAAACAAAAGAATAAGTTATTCAAGCGTGAGCTAGAGAACTTTGATATGCCTGAAGTATACAACGCAGTTAACCGTATGCAGTCGACTGGCTTCAGGGTTAACAAGTTTGTACTAGATGTAATGAAGCACGCTTGGGACAATGGTATTGCTATGGGTGGTATGCCACCAATTAAGAACATGGAGATACCCAACAAGCCACATGACATTGACACTAATGAGGAAGCACGTAAGGAGTGGAAGAAACAGGCTGTCATCTGTCACACTGAGAACTCTAGGATGTTTAGTAAGAGATTACTATACGCCAAGATACTATGGGAAGCTGATAAGTTTAAAGATTATGACAACATATACTTTCCCTTGCAGTTAGACTTCAGGGGTAGAGCCTATTGTGTCCCAGCATTTCTAAACTATCAGGGTATCAATGGTGCTAAGGCACTGTTAGATTTTTCTCATGGTAAAGAGATAACCGAAGACAACAGTGGTGGCTTTTGGTTAGCCGTACACGGTGCTAACGTGTGGGGTAATGATAAGATTACTCTCGAACAGAGAGCAGACTGGTCTATGGATACCACCAATATGCAGATGTTTCGTCGCATAGTCCAAGACCCTATCGTCAATCGAGAATGGGAAGAAGCTGACTCGCCTTTTCAATTCCTCGCTTGGTGTAAAGAGTGGGTTGAGTTTCAAGATATAGGCTACGGCTATGTATCACACTTGCCTGTCTCGATAGACGGTAGCTGTAATGGGTTACAGTTATACTCGCTAATGTTACGTGATGAGACAGCTGGTAAGCTGGTCAATGTTGTCCCTAGTGAAACACCACAGGACATCTACCAGCTTGTCGCTGACTCAGTAATAGAGAAACTGAAACAAGATAAGCTTGAGGGCAAGCCTTATGCACACGCATGGTTAGAGTATGGAATCAAACGTAGTACCACTAAGCGTAGCATTATGACTATATGCTATGGGTCTACGAGATACTCATGCACTGACTTTGTAGTAGAAGACTTGACCAAGCGTAAAGATAAGGGGGAAGACCACCCGTTCAAGACTGATGTATTCAAGCCAGCTATTTATTTAGCTGGAGTGATATGGGACAGCATTGGAGACAATCTAACATCAGCTCGTATGGGCATGGACTACCTACAAAAGATAGCTAAGGTTGTATCCAAAGAGCAATTACCTATACATTGGATAACACCTGTCGGCTTTCCTGTCTATCAATCTTACCCTGAAATGAAGAGCAAGAGAGTCAAGACCATGTTACTCGGAGAGGTTATCAAACCTAGAGTAAACTATGAGACTGACAAGACAGACAAACTACGTATGAGTAATGGTGTTGCACCTAACTTTGTACACTCACTCGACTCGGCAGCTATGATGAGGACAGTTAACATTGCATATGAAAATGGTATAAGAAACTTTTGTAATGTGCATGATAGCTTCGGAACTACGGCGGCAGATGTAGAGATGTTGAGTAGTGCATTGAAGGAAGCATTTATTCAAACGTTTACAGAAACGGATGTACTTAAAGAGTTTAAGGAAGATGTCAAAGCACAGCTACCAGTGGAACTACATGAAGAGTTACCTGAAGAATTAGATAAGGGTAACTTGGACATTGAGAAGCTGAGAGAGTGTGACTTTTTCTTTGCATAAAGTACCCATATAAGATAATAAACCATAATCAAGGAGATAAAATGGCACAACAACAAAATGAAAAAGTAGTAACACCTATTGGCGTTAGTCAGTATGCGTGGTTAACACAGCCTGATACTCGTTTTGATGAGAATGGACATTATAAAACTAATCTCATCTTAAAAACTGAGGACGCTGGAGAGTTAATGCAACGCATTGATAAAGCTTTGGAAACTTCTAAGGACATAGCTCAAGAAAAAGCTAAGGGTAAGAAGATTAAACAAGCTGACGCACCTTACTTTGAAGAAGTAGATGAAGCTGGTAATCCAACTGGCAACACTATCTTTAAATTCAAATGCAAAGCACAGATAGTATCTAAGGACGGCACAATCATACCTAACAAGGTTGCATTGTTTGACGCTAAGGGTACGCCAATGCCTAAAGATGTGAACGTATGGTCAGGCAGTGAGATGAAAGTCTCAGCTGAATTGATACCGTACTACACAGCTATGGTTGGTGCTGGTGTTTCTATGAGATTGAGAGCAGTACAAATAATCAAACTAGTAGAAGGCGGCGGCGGTAATGCCAAAGGCTTTGGGTTTGATGAAACAGATGGCTACGAACATCAGGAGACACAAGTTAAAGATGACATGGAGAGCACGACTGAAACGGAAACCTCTGACTTCTAAAAAAGTCGGACTTGTTTACGGCTTCAGGTCAGGACTTGAAGAACGTATTGCTGGGGAACTTAGAAGTGAGAGTGTTAGTTACGAGTTTGAAGAAACTAAATTAAAATATACTAAACCTGAGAAGCTACATACTTACACACCTGACTTCTATCTTCCTGAGCAAGACATATTCATTGAGACTAAGGGATTGTTTACGACAGCAGATAGACAAAAAATGAAACTAATTAAGGAACAGTATCCTAAACTGGATATTAGATTCTTATTCAGCAATGCTAAAGCCAAGATAAATAAACGGAGTAAGACCACGTATGGTATGTGGTGTGAAAAGTATGGCTTCAAGTATGCTACTAAACATATTCCAAAGGAATGGCTATGCGAAATCAAAGGAAAGAAACCAAGTACATAGTAGTCTGTTGTTCTCATACTGCACCTAATACAGACTGGGGCAGCAGAGAGATGGACATAGAAGGACGCAAGGAAGGGTTACTCGAAGGTGGCTTTCATAAAATAATAAGAAGAGATGGCACAGTAGAAGACGGTAGAGATATTGATTCAGCTGGTGGCTTCTTACATTACAATATGAACAGAGCCAAACACCAACCAACCAATAAAAATTCTATAGGAATTGTGTTAGTGGGTGGTAATAAAGAGGACGGCACATCCGACTGTAACTACACTCTTGAACAATTTAAAGCATTGAAGTGGACAGTAGATGATTTAAAGATGGAATACCCTGACGTTATAGAAGTCATGGGACACAGAGACATTTTTCATACAAGTGAACCTAACTTTAATGTACAAGAATTATTAAAATAAAATGGAGAAAAAATTTATGGACGCAAATGAAAAAAGAAAATCGAAATACACACAAGTAGTAGTAACACATGAAGTAAAGAGTATGCTAGAAGCTATCACTAAAGAAACATTTAGAAGTGGGTCAGGTGAGGTGGCGTTCTTAGTACACCAAGCTTACAAAAAACTACAAGATAGAAAGCCGTACGATTAAGTACCCCTATAAGAATGGAACAAAATGAAAGCACATTTCTACACCATGCACCATGTTCGTCGTGTGGGTCTAAGGATAACTTAGCAATATACAGTGATGGACACAGTTATTGTTTTGGTTGTGGATATCATACAAATGGAGAGTCAATGACAACACCTACCACCACAAAAGACACTGCTGACTTTGTCAGTGGGACTGTCACCGCTCTTGCCAAACGCAAACTAGATGTCGATACGTTACAGAAGTTTGATTATCAAATAGGCACAGCTCATAAGAGACCAGTGCAGATAGCTAACTACTATAACAAAGACCATGAACTAGTAGCTCAGAAGTTACGCTACCCTGATAAAAGTTTTCAGTGGATTGGCGAATCTAAAGACGCTCAGTTATTTGGTCAACACCTATGGCGTGATAAGGGAAGAATGGTTATCGTTACTGAAGGTGAGATTGACGCTCTCTCTGTCTCGAAAGTAAATCAAAATAAATATCCTGTAGTATCAGTAAAGACTGGAGCTAAGGGGGCTAAGCGTGACTTACTTAAAGAGTTAGAATGGCTTGAGGGTTTCGACTCTGTCGTTCTAATGTTTGATAATGATACAGCTGGTAAAGAGGCTGCCACTGAATGTGCAAAAATCTTCTCACCAAACAAGGCAAAGATATGTTCATTGCCTTTGAAGGACGCAAACGAAATGCTGTGTGCTGGTAAAGGACAACAGTTAATTGATTGTGTTTGGTCAGCTAAGGCTTACCAGCCTGATGGCATTGTAGCTGGTGCTGACCTTTGGGATGACATACAAAAAGAAGATAGCTATGTTACAGTCCAGTATCCATTTGAATGTCTTAACACTAAGACACATGGACTACGCAAGGGAGAACTAGTTACTGTCACTGCTGGTAGTGGTGTAGGTAAGTCTAGTTTCTGTAGACATGTAGCCTTACATTTACTGAAAAATAATTTCAGCGTTGGTTACATAGCACTAGAGGAATCTATCAAGCGTAGTGCACTGGGTATCATGGGAATAGAAATGGGTAAGCCATTACA